ACATAGTAGTATGCGTTTGCATATGTGATTTCCAGCTCAGTTGCAATCATTTGAGCAATTGCGCCACTACCCTTGTCCTTGTTAGCTTCAAACAAACGCTGTGCAGCGACCTTTTTATCGTTTACTTTGGGAGTTTTGACTCCCTCAACCTTCGGAGTCTTGGTCTTTACTTCAGTCTGGATTGCTTCAACAGCTTTCTCAGCTTTGCGGTTGGCTTTGCGTTGCTCAATACCATCAAAGTACTCTGCAAAAGCAGACTTAACGCCAGGGGTTGCGTTGTATGGTCCTTCTGGGCACAATGGATTGTTCTCGGTGCCGGGGATAAAGTTCGTATTCATAATAAAGTCTTTCAATAAGTTGTTTGAACCCCAATTATAACTTATTTTTGCACCACGGGCAACTAGCTATTAGGGTTTAACAAAATACCAAAACACACTACCAATTACTTGCTTTTGCAGCCCCTTTGCTTCAGCAAACTCGTCTACTGCACGTGCAACTTGCTCTCTATTGTAGTCATCACCTGAAAAAATACCGCCAACTTTCATCTTTGACCAAAACATATCAATATCTCTACTGACACCGACAAAGCTATGATCTCCATCAATGAAGATAAAATCAAGAGTATTGTCAGCTATTGCATCGACCGCTGATTCGCTTGTATCTTCAAATAAACACACTCTGTCTTGGTATGGTGCAATATTTTGTAATGCTATTTTTCTGAACTCGTCTACTGTTTCCTGATCAATAAGTCCATGTTCGGAATCAACAAATTCTTTCCATGGATCAATCAAGTACAACATCTGAATTGATGGTACCATCTCGAACAAGTACTTCGTTGACTCTCCTCGGTCTACACCAACCTCACATCCAACTAAATCTGGGCCGAGACCTTCAAGCAACTCAACAAGCCGCCATCCGGAAGGCTTAAGAGTTGTTTTCTTTACAATTTCAACTCGCATTCTTGGTGTGCCAATCGTCAAAAAAGTGACGAACTTGCTCCACATATTGATTTGTTTGCTTGAGGATAGGTTGCAATCCATCCTCGTCAGTTGCAATCATAAGGCAAATCTGTGGGCACCAGACCTTTTGACGTTCATACAACATTAAAGCATATGCTGTACATTGGAAGAAATAGTTCTGAATCCATTCTTCTTTCTTCCACTTCTTTGATGTCTTAAAGTCACCAATCGTGCGGATGCCGTGAATCCTTGCAACAAGGTCACATCGGCCAGCAGTCCTTAACTCATCTGAGTACAACGCAATCTCGTTGCCATACACTTCGTCACACCACTCATCCAAATATCTCTTTATCTGATTGAACGTATCAATGTTGGCAGGCATATGACCATCAAGATACTTCTCGTTATTCTTCAAGTACTCTTCTGCAATCGCATGAACATTTGTACCGCGACCAGATGCTTGCGTTGATACCTTGTTTGCAACCTCATCACCAACACGCTTCCTCCATTCGGCAATGCCCTGTGCGGACATCGATGAAAGAACAGTGGTAACTGATGGATACTTGTTTCCCTCAGGAGTCAAGTAATGTCTCTTACCATTAACCATCTCTGTTGAAAGATCCTGGCTAGGAAGCGGTTGTATGTTAAAGTATTTTGTTCTCATCAGTCTTCAGTTGCCATAATCAATGCTTTAACAAAGTCTGAACGGACAATGTCTGAGCTAATAAATGTAGTCAGGTGGAACCAGTCTCTCATCTTATTGGCTACACCCATAAACCAATCATAGCAGCTTTTATCTTTTCTGCCATCAAGATCAGTTTGCTTTGTATCGCCGCAAATGATTAAACGTGAACCCTTACCCAAGCGAGTCATTACGCTATACAATTCATGAGCAGTCATCGATTGAAATTCATCAATGATGACAATCGAATTCTCTAATGTAATACCACGAACATATGATGTTGTGATAAACTCTACCATGTTCTTTTTCGTTAAGATGTCCCATGCTGTTCCATTTTCACACAAATCGTTAAAGATCTGTTTGTATGGAATAGAGAACACTTCCGACTTCTCTTGAATGTTTCCTGGAAGAAACCCCATATCTCTCGTCGCAACAGCACTACGTACAATAACAATCTTCTCTGCTTCTTTGGTGAACAAAGAATTCAGTGCAAGGTAGGAAGCAATAAAGCTCTTACCTGTACCTGCCGATCCAACTGCAACAATATTAGCACCTCTCGCATATCCCTCGATCATGTCTGTCTGAGCCCATGTCATTGGTGATATGTGTCTTACCTTTAGCATTTCCTTGTTATGTGTTATTTTTCTTTTTCGATCTTTCTTTGCTGGTGCAAAGTCTCCATCGACAAACTGATCATCTGCGTAGGCAAGTTTAACGTTCAATATAGTTCTCCTTTAAAACGTGTTGAGAAAAATAAAAAGTATACTTTTCAGAACGTGTTGATAGTACTCGGTGTCCACACCTTGTTGGTCTTTCTCTTAATTTCTTTTAAAATGTCTCGGAACCCCTGTTCGGGCTTCATACGACTAGTTAATTCTCCAGTGACGTTGGGAGCAGTCATTACTGTTTCAAAGGTTGGATTGTCAGTAAGGTATTGCTCCCGCTCCGATATCTTCATGAACCTATCGAAGACCTCATCTGTTTCAATATTGCGAAACGAATATGTTGGCATCAATTAGCTTTTGTAGCGCGGGGCTTGCGTTGCTTTTTGATAGGAGCAACAACAGCAGCTGGCACTTCGGTAGGGAACGGCCATGCTTCTTTGATAGGTGCTTCTTTTGCTTTGTCAGCTAACATCTTACCAACCTCATCGACATTGCTTAAAGCTGGTGTGCGTTGTACTATAGGTGCTAGCACCGGTGCTGCTTCAACAACAGACTCCGCAACCGCAGCTGGTGGTGGCGTTGGCTTAGTAAACAACTTCTTAATAAATTTTAACATACGATCTCCTTAATAATCATCCATTTGAACTAGCTTCGCATAGTCCTTTGTTTGTAGTGCTCTGTCTAACTGTCTCAACATCTTCTTTTGTTGCAAATTCTTTTGAATTTTGTAACTGTGATGTAATTTCTCTTCGCGCTCATACTGAGCCACATCTGAAGGCTTACGTTGCTTGTTCACTTTGCTTTTTCTCTTTTTCTAAAATAAGACCTGGGAATGCAGTGTTGATTAACTTGACAGTGATTCCTTTGTATGGAATCTTTTTGTCTTTGACACTACACATTAGCTTAGCATCATCAGGCTCTAGTCCTTCAATAAATTGAATGAAGAGCATTTCACGTTTGGTAGAGTGCATGGTAGGATGACCACCACCCTTAATGAAGTTATGTAGCTTGCGGATCTCGCGGTAAAGGTTACCGTGTTGATCTAAGTGTTCAGTTGGCTTGTATGGTGGCTCACCTATAGGTAACAACCATTCGATTCTTGGATCGAGAGCATACTGCAAGACAACTTGCAAAGGCATAGAATTGTTCTGTTGGAGATAAGTTGCTCGCTCGTTGACTGGCAACTCGGAACACTTTTTAAGGATTTCTGATATACTATTTTTCATATTAAAATTCGTTAATGCTCTCCATGAGCAATTTCATCTTATGTTGGATAAAGTAATTGAACATCTTGCTGCGCGGCTTGTTGGCCTGAGCATGATATTCTGCCAGCACAGCCTGTTGTACTGGATCTGGAATGGCGCGTAGATCAATTAGCATACGGTTACGCGTCCAATTGCGTCTGATCTCTTCGGGCAGAGTTTCAAAATCTGCTTTGAGTAATTCTTCAATTTTAGTTTCTCTGAGAGGTTTTTGTCTCAGGCCTTCAACAATACAATTATCTGGTGATAGTACGTTTGGCACGCCATCGCCTCTATCACCGCTAAGAACCAGGTGTTCTAGAAACTTACTAGGATCGTTTGACGTAAGATCTTTCTTACGTACAGGATCATACTGAGTAACATTACCATATGCCTGGAGCTGAACAAAGTCCTTATCCCCACTGAGGATTAGAATCTTCTCTCCATTATTTAGTTCAGAACCGAATTCCATGCAAATAGAGCCGATAACATCATCAGCTTCTGCATGTTCGATCTGGATTACACGGTAGGGGAAGTTGTCTTTGAGTTCTTGTTTGATCTGATTCAATGTATCAAACAGAGCAGGCCAATCAATGCTGGACTTCTCACGGTCTGCTTTGCGGTTGCCTTTGTATGCAGGGAACAGGTCACGGCGCCAGTACTTGCGATCATCGCAGGCGATAACAAGCTCGCCATACTCGTGTCCAAACTTAATCTTTAAAGAGCGAATAGTATTGATTACCATATGACGAACAAGATCGGGCTGGATAGCATCTGTGTGCTGCCCGACTTGTGCCATAATGTTGGAAATCATCACCTGTGAGAGGTCTAATAATATAATTTGAATCACCTTTTATTTTAAAAGCCAGCCTACGGTATTTAGGCGGTACTGGCGATGTGTGTCATCGGCACTTCTTGATTTAGGCGAAGCAACAGGTACAACTTTTCCCCGATATCTTATTAATACTGTAGGAAGTATACATCGATCTTTGCAGAAATTTTCAAACATACCTTTGATTATATACTCTTTTCCGAAAAAGTCAACGATCACCCATACTTTTGCTTTTGGGTTACGTTCACCTACGGCCGATCCATTTGCTTTACGTGAAATTGAAATAGCAGACCGATGTTCACTTGTTTTCTTTTTATCCCTAAGTGCATGTGATATCTTTGTTGCCCGCTCTTTTGTATAAACCGTATAACCACCTCTACCTCCCGGTGCTTCATTTAGTCCTATCATTGGTAACGGACGAAATAACCATTCTTGGTTAAAACATTCCTCACTTGTACCCTCAAAAATAATCACCATGTTGTCTTTACAATTCCAATCGTTCTGATGTATGGCTTTAGCAATTGTATAACGTGATTTACAATGCACACTCCAGCGATTTTTAATGTTATTTGTAACACCGATGTAACAACTGTTATAATCTTTTTGGGAAAGGTTTAAAATGGAACCTATGGCATAAACATAATACATATTATTAGAGAAAAGTCTAGATGTCTTATTTATCTTTTTAGACTTTTGTCAAGTTATAATTTGATGTGACTAACGGACTCTCTAATTCGAAGCGCCTGTGCCCACGAATGCATTATGATCTGATGGCAGTCTTCTACGATGCCGTAATTGTCCGAATTGACGTGTACAACAATGTCGGCTTTTCCGACGGCGGCTCCTCCATCAAATCCGACGAGAGCAATACTAACCATGCCGCGATCACTAGCGACATCCAGAGCGTTAAGAATGCTAGGGCTATTACCACTCGAGGATACTGCCACAAGAATATCATGATTATCAGCAGAAGAAAACTCCAGCTGTTTAGAAAATATACTAGCATATCCTATGTCGTTACCAATTGCTGTGATAACAGCCATGTTGGAAGCGAGGCTAACAATATTAGGTCGTAATGTCTTAGTGTCCATGTGGACACCTTTAGAGTGATCGCAACTAAAGTGTTCAGCAATGGAAGCAGACCCTCCATTCCCACAACAAAAAATACTAGCTCCAATTTCGCCAGCGTGTCTAATTGTTTCATATGCGATTCCGTATGGTCCCGATCTAATACCAGCGAGAGCCTTACTAATCTGCTCGCGGTACACTTCAAAATATTCAAATGATTTAGTATACATGATCACTATACACGACTGTGCTTCCTTTGTCTGTAAAGTTAAAAACAAAATTCTGATAGTGCTTTAGCTTCTCCAGAACACGTACCTGGTTATGGCTAGGGACATACAGAAGCAAATACCCACCACCACCAGCACCTAGTAGTTTACCACCTAACGCTCCAGCTTTCAACGCATCTTCATACATTTGATCAATTAGCGGGTTAGATATGCCAGATGATAGTTTCTTTTTAATTCGCCAACCATCATCAAGCAATGCACCCACGTTATGTAGTCTGCCAGAGCGTAACTCAGCCTTAGCAGTGTGTGCCATATCAACAAGTTCCTTGGTAAAGAACGTAATATCGCTATCCTTGCGCTTGAGTTTCTCTACCTGATCTGTCAGTATGTTGGAGGCACTACGCGTCTGCCCTGTATAAAAACAAAGCAAGTTGTCACTGAAGCTTTCTAGTGTGTATGTGGAAATATTGACAGGTGCCACCTCAACGCCTTCTTTAGCAAACGTAATAAAGTTAAACCCACCAAACGTTGATGCATACTGATCTTGCTTGCCAATGTTCTCACCACAATCGTTTATTTCAATATCACATGCAAGCTCAGCAACATCATACCTACTCAATTGCTGGCCAGTATACGTAGCTAGAGCCTGTATTAAACCAGCCGTAAAGGCAGAACTAGATCCGAGCCCGGTACCTTTTGTAGGAATGTCTGCAAACGATGCAATCTCAATTCCTGATTCGATACCGAAGTGCGTCAGTGCCATCTTTACACGGTCATGTTTGATATGTGATATATCATCTACCTGCTCAACCTCGCTATACATTACTTTGTAATGGGGGCGAGCAACTTGTTGAACAGAGAGGTGGATGTATTTGTCAATAGTTGTAGACAACACGGCACCGCCGTGCTGGCTGTAGAATGCTTCCACATCACTACCGCCACCAAAGAAGCTGACCCTCAGAGGTGTCTTCGTTACGATCATTGGCCAGGCCTATAGATGAACATCTCGCTTGGTATCTTACGTGACTCTGCAGTAGGATACTTTGCTTTCAATGCCGTTAGCAAGTCATGCCATTGCTGTGCAACCTTATCCCAGTTGTAACGCGAGTCGGCATACATTTTAACCAGTCTCAGATAGTTCTGAACTTCTTCTTGATTTACAATGCTGATCGCATTATCAAGCGAGCCATAGAACTTGTTAAGGTGCTTGCGCTTATCCTCATCCCATTGGTACATAAAGTTCATTCCACCGGCTGTATCTGGTAGACCAGCAAAGTTGGGATGAACACATAATGCACCTGCACTCATTGCTTCAATCACGCTACGGCTATTACATTCCATCCAGATAGATGGGTATGCAAGGATGTGAGCTTTCTTTAGTGCCTCGCGAACAACCTCATTTGGTTGCGCACCGTGGTAATTGATTTTAGGATGGTTACGGCATACATCAAACAATTTCTCAAACTGCTTATCACTATCGGCCCATCCATAGATGTTAAAGCTAGAGAACACATCCAATACAATGTTGTCATGCTTCTTACACAGCTCAATGAATGCTGGAACAAGCAATTCCAATCCACGCTGAGGTGTCGATGTGTAAATCAAACGAACTTCATCTTTTGACTTAGGCTCAAAGTCGATAGGATCGATAGCAGTCTCAAGAACAATACCGCTATCATCATGTGGGACACTAAGGTAATCCCGGTAACGATTGTATTGCCAATTACCACAGAACACCATCTTGTGGAACCTATCACGGCTAACAGATTCTTTTAGATGATTTGTTTCAGGATCTTCTGGCAGATCATGTAGCCAGTAGATTCGAATCTTGTCTTCTTCAATCTTACGAACACGAGAACAAATGATCTGAAAGTCTTCCAGCAACTCGGCTGGTAACCGTTCCTCCAAACCCATTCTCATCAATTCAGTTCCGCCTTTAGAGTTAGCGGAAATCTCATTCACTTCAAAGCCCATTTTGAAAATACTCCCATGCTGTTTTTACTATATTATCTAGTTGACTATGTTTATACTTAAATCCCTTGCTGATGAATTCGTTAGGCAGAGCAACTAATCTTGCTGGATCACCTTCACGTCTACCATCAATTTGACAATGTACGGTTATATCGTTTGCAACCTCAAATGCATCGATCAGCTCAAATACGGACGTCCCACTCAATGTGCCTAGATTGTATGTTCCTTCAATTTGGTTTTCCATTGCAAATATTTGTGCACCACAAACATCACGTACGTGTACATAATCACGAACGCAAGTACCGTCGGGGGTAGGATAGTCATTACCATATATGTAGAGAAGGTTGCGGCCAGCAGCTCCGTTGCACAGTCTAGTAATGATGTGTGGTTCACCAAAGTCTTGTCCAACATCATCATATGCTCCCGCAACATTGAAGTAGCGGAAGATCGTTGTCTTGATTCCGTACATATGAGCAACACCAAGAGCTTGTTCACACGCTGCCTTGCTTCTGCCATAAAAATTGCATGGCTGTATGGGACTGTTTTCAGTTACAAATTCTGTAAGCTGATCACCATATACAGCTGCGGTGCTCGAGAATACAATATGACCCCTCCAGCCACGATCGGCTAGCTTTTTAATCATATTAATCGTACGAGCTGTGTTGTTATAATAATACAGAAGAGGGTCTGTTGCACTAGGGCCCAATAAACTACTAGCTGCTAAGTGGAAAATCGTTTCACAATCATACTCAATGAGCATATCAATGAATGTATCATCATCAAACGAACAAGTAGCAACGTTCTTTAAGTAACGCAAATCACCTGCTAGTGGCTTATTATCACAACAAATTGTATTGTATCCGCGCACCGTTAGTTCTTTACGTAACACAGATCCAATATATCCATGTGAACCGGTTATGGCTACATTCATACGTTCTTCCAGGTAACAGTGCCAGTGCCAGGCACCGCATTAAGAGAATATGCTCCCATTGCATTCTTCATCTGCAACTCCGCGATCCGTGTACGGAGTTCTGTTGTACTAAAGTCATGGTCACGCTTATTGTAATACACATCGATCAATCGTTGCGAGCAAATGTCGCGACCTGTCAAGTCTTTATCTTTATACTCTTCACCTACAATACGAACTTTGATCGGCAAGATCTTTAATAGATCGCATAGATCCTTTTCGCTATTGTAAACAATAATTTCATCAACATATCGAACAGCTTTTAGCTGGATGTATCGCTCAACGAGGGACTGTACTGGTTTGTTCTTTAGCGCACGATCTGCAGAAGGATCATTTTGCAACCCAACGATTAGATAATCACACTGTGTCTTAGCCTCTTCAAGCATAAGGATATGACCTGCATGTAACAGGTCAAATGCAGAACACGTAAACCCCTTAATGGGATCTTCAAACAAGTTGCGGAGCTTGCTCATCTTCATCTCCAGCCAACGTAAACGTAATTTGCTCGACTCTGTCGTAGCGGAAAGAGCGCCATGCGTTTTCTTTCAGATCCCATACGGGACATACTTCGTTATTAATTGCTTTGACACGATCAGTTGTCTTTTCATGATGGACAATTGCATCCTCGCGAAGTGTACATTCCATTGTACGTGATGTACCGTCAGTCTTAGTAAAGACAACTGTTATATCTGCTGCTTTTAATGCACCCTTGACCCAGGTGCGGAACATCTCACGTTCTTCTTCGGTGCCATTTACATAATCTGTATTCATCTTTATCTCCAATAAAAAAAGGGCCGGTTAAGGCCCTTAATTATATACTAACCTTTATGGTCAGACAAGGCCCAATGCCAATGCACGGTAACCTGCTGCAACAATAGCACGACGTGGGTTGCCCATACGGAACTTGTTTTTCACACGGCCTTTGGTGTCGGTATGCTTGTTGGAATAGATTGCAATACCATCTTCCAAACGAAGTTGGCTAACAACTTTCGTAGGAGATGCAATCTTGAATTGCGCACGAATTTGCTTCGATGTCAATTGAGCACCATTGAAGAATGCTTCGCGCAGTTTAGCTTTTTGAGTCATCATTTCAGTTTCCTTTATAAAAAATAACAAAAATATTCGATCAACGAATAAACAAAGTATACATGCTTAACTTTGTAATGTCAACGATGTGCAAACATCTTTTTTGGAGAGTATGCATCCTTGGCAAGCTTGAGCAAGCGGGTACCCACTCGCATAACGTAGAACTGCTTGCCTTCGATCTCATCTTCATTAACGAGATCGCCAGCAATTTGTTCGTTGTTTAAACGGTTGTAGAGAGTGAAATTTGGTTTAGTATTAAATTTGTTTTGTCTAATCATGCTATATGTTTCCTATGTACACGGCATATGATCCAATCATTATAATACATATTGGGATTGTATAACACCGAGTGTTCAAACTGGCTTTTTGCTTCGTAATACGAGCATTCACCTTTGTTCCTACACAACATTATAATGTCTCTTCGAAAAGAGTCAACACCTAACAGCTCTATATCAGCCTGAAGAGCTTTTGAGCTGCCATAATAAGACTTCCAATCAGAAGGAGCAAGATATCTTTTCTTCTTACCTTTAAGCATCTTGGTCTTTTTAAACCAAAACAGCTTTTTGCCAATGTAAGCTTTCTGATTAGTCAGGTTTGTTATCTCATAAACAAACCCATACTCTTGCTCTTCTGGCTCCTCAAACGGTAATCCCTTATAGAACCACGTCATTGGAACTCATCAGAATCTTCATCATCTAGATCTTCTTCATCTAGATCTTCTTGATCAATATCGCTTCCGCAGAAAGGACAAAAGGCAACATCCTCTTCTCCATATACTGCATGTACAACAAATTCTGCATCACACTCTAAACAAATATGGGGTTCTTGTTCTACTTCAATCATTTTGTCTCCTCTATAAAATTTACAGTATTTCTTAGTGCTTGTGCATAAGGTATATTGTATGTAGTAGGATCAAATTTGCCAAGCTGATGAAACCCGTATATTCTTTCCATGCAACATGGACACTCGCCGCAATGATTATGTTCTGGTGGATTAATGGTACATGAATGGGACTTGATTAATAAATCATTAAAACCCAACAGCCCATATAATTCAATCGTCTGCCATTTCTCTAACCATACAAACGGTACCATGTATCCCTGTTGTTTGATTTTATCAACCTCTTCAGGCTTTGTTACATTGCGAGAGGAAAACAACTTAGCATTGGTACCGTTAAACCAGTAATCAAAATCATATGTGTGTTTTGCTTGTATAAACATATTCCAATTGTCTTTAGGAGACATATGGTAGTTTGCTATTGGTATAGCATATGTTTGTTTAACCCCCATTAAGCCGGCAATATATTGAGGGTGTGTCGACTCCCAATGTCTCCTACCATCGAACTTGCCTGAAAACACTTTTACATTTTCAGGACCATAGCGTTGCACAAGTATGGCGAGCAGTAAAGTCGACTCCACTCCACCAGACATTGAAAGAGCAACTTTGGCTGGTAATAAAGGAAAGTGCTTATCTACATCATAAACACTTCCATCCACGAATATTACGCCGCTTTTGCCCATACATCTTCCCACGTACCAGTAGTAGCACCCTTCGAATAATCGGTAGAACGATTCTCAAAGAAGTTTGTATGTGTAGGAGCATTGATCATTTCTTCAACCCATGGTAAAGGATTCTTCTTTACTTTAAAGATGCCCTTCAACCCCAACGAAATCAGACGGCGGTCAGCAATGTAGCGAATGTATTTCTTAACGTCTTCCGGAGTCAGGTTTTCCATATTACCTAAGCTGAACGATAGATCAATAAACCTATCCTCCAACAGCACCATCTTCTCAGCAATGCTATAGATCTCGCCCTTTAACTTATCATTCCAGATGTCACGATTTTCTTCAATAAATGTGCGGAATAGCTTGATCATTCCCTCAGCATGCATCGTCTCATCAACAATCGACCACGTTACAATCTGACCCATTCCCTTCATCTTGCCGTGCCGTGGGAAGTTCAGCAGCATGATAAAGCTCGAAAAAAGCTGCATCCCCTCTGTAAACGCACTGAAGGCGGCGATCTGTTGGGCGATGGTCGTTGCATCCTGACCCGCAAGTGACAAAAAGTAATCGTGCTTGTCTTTCATTTCCTCGTACTGGAGAAACTCGTTGTA